AGAGACTGCGGTGCTTGCGCATAATGCCCAGTTTGATGTGTCGATACTGGTGTGGGTGTACGGTGCCAAGCCGTGCTTCATATTCGACTCGCTGTCCATGGGTCGTGCCTTGCGTGGGGTTGAAGTTGGCAACAGTCTAGCTAAGTTAGCTGATGAGTATGGGCTACCGCCCAAGGGCAACGCGGTTCATAGCACTGATGGGTTGCTTGAGCTAACGCCAGAGATTGAAAAAGAACTAGCCGACTACTGTGCGCACGATACGTTCCTGTGCGAAGAAGTGTTTAAGCGACTGGTGCAGGGGTACCCCGCCAAAGAACTACGACTCATTGATATGACGTTGAAGATGTTTACGAACCCCGTGTTAGACCTTGATAAGGAGATGCTCAGTGAGGCCATTGAAGAGGAAAGAACAAAGCGCCATGCGCTACTTAGCAAACTTGGCATCGAGGAGACAGCCCTTGCCAGTAATCAGCAGTTTGCTGATGTCTTACAGTCAATGGGTGTCGAGCCACCAACCAAGGTCAGCAAAACTACAGGCCGCAAAACGCTTGCTCTCGCAAAGAATGACGCTCTTTTCCAAGCACTACTCAACTCCGACAATGAAGATGTGGCGCTCTTATGCGAAGCGAGACTCGCCGTTAAGTCAACGCTGGAGCGTACACGGGCGCAGAGATTCCTTGACATCGCTAGTCGAGGAAGCCTCCCAGTTCCACTTAACTATTATGGCGCACACACCGGTCGATGGTCAGCAAGTAAGGGTTCTGGTCTTAACTTACAGAACTTAAAGCGAGGGTCGTTTCTTCGCAAGTCGATCATGGCACCTGATGGCTACACGCTAGTTGTTTGTGACTTGTCGCAGATTGAGCCTCGTGTGTTGGCGTGGCTGGCTGACTACGATGCTCTGCTTAATATCTTTAGCTCAGGGCAGGATGCTTACGCTCAGTTTGGTGCGCAGATGTTTGGCATACCGAGCTTGAGCAAAGAGTCACACCCCGACCTCAGGCAGTCAGCTAAGTCTGCGCTGTTGGGCGCTGGTTACGGAATGGGTTGGGCATCTTTTGCCGCACAGTTATTGACTGGGTTTCTGGGTGCACCGCCTACTCGCTACGACAAAACGTTTGCTAAACAGCTTGGCATCAACGCTGAGTACATCGGCAACTTTCTGGAGTGGGACGACAACACTAAACGTCTTAGTGAGATACCGCATACGTGTGCTGAGAATGAGTTGCTGATACACGCTGTGTCTGCCAAGAAGATCATTGACAAGTACCGTGACGCCGCTCAGCCGGTCGTTCAGTTCTGGCAGCTATGCCAAGAACTTATTCAGCGTAGCCTGTTTGAAGGTAGGCCATACCATCACAAGTGCCTGCAATTTGAAAAAGAAAAAATCATCTTGCCAAACGGTATGGCTTTGAAGTATCCTTTGTTAAAAGGAAATGCCGACGAGAAAAGTCGGCTGCAGTGGGCCTACGGGCCAGATGGTAAGAAGTTGTACGGTGGGAAGCTGACTGAAAACATTGTTCAGGCAGTGGCTAGATGCGTCATGACTGACGGTATGCTGCGGATACAAACTACGTATCCGTGCGTATTGACTGTGCATGACGAGGTTGTATGCCTCGTACCTGAGGCAGAAGCAGAGGACGCTAAAACTTGGGTTTTAGCGCAGATGGTAATGGAGCCGAAGTATATGCCGGGGATTCCACTTGCGGCTGAGATTGGTTTCGCTAAACGTTATGGAGATGCAAAATGAAAATACCGAGGAGAATTACAGTTGGTAAAAAGAAGTATGACGTTGTTGTATGCGACCGTGGGCCAGTCAAAGGTGCAATGGGTGGCGTGTCGTATGACGACAAACTTATTACTGTTGGCACACGTAGTTGGTACAGCAACAAGCGGTTCAAACAAGAAACTGTTACCGACACGTTTTGGCATGAGGTCACCCACGCCATACTGCAGGATATGGGGCACAAGCTTGAAGCTGACGAGAAGTTTGTCGCAGCGTTTGCCAACCGTCTGACAAAGGTTATAACCAAAGCGGAGTTCTAATGACAGAGCATAAGATCAAGTGGTCACACAGCAGTCTCAAAGATTACGAAGGTTGTGCCCGTCGATACCATGAAGTCAAGGTGTTGAACAACTACCCTTTTCAAGAGACTGAGCAGACTCGATACGGTAAAGAGCTACACAAAGCCGCTGAAGACTACGTCAAAGACGGCACGCCTATACCCAAGCAGTTTGAGTTTGTTACACCTGTGATTGATGCGTTGATGGCAAAGCCTGGACGCAAGTTCCCCGAGCACGAGATGGGGTTGACCATTGATCTTAAGCCCTGCAATTTTAAAGATGGCGCTGTCTGGGTACGCGGTATTGCTGACCTGCTCATAGTGGACGACGAGAATCTTACTGGTTGGATCATCGACTATAAGACTGGCAACAATAGATACCCCGACACCGACCAGCTTGTGCTGATGTCGCTCATGACCTTTGCGCACTTCCCTCACTTACGCCAAGTTAACTCGGCGCTTCTATTTGTAGTTAAAAATACTATTGTCAAATACCGCATGGGAGTGGAAGATATAGAACCTGCGTGGTGGCAGTATCGTCAACGGGTGTCAAAGCTCTCTTCGTCTTTTGAGCACAACACTTGGAACCCTACGCAAAGCGCACTGTGCAACTGGTGCCCAGTACGCACATGCGAACTTCACCCAAAACATTAGGAGCAAGTCATGGCACGTGATTACAAAAAAGAATACCAGCGCGACTTAGAAAAAGGAAAGTCAGGCCCTAACAGCGCACAACATGAACGTCAACGTGCTCGCCGCATGCTTGACAAAACCGGTGTGGATAAAAATAAAAATGGAAAAGCAGACGCCCGAGAGGGCAAAGACATTGATCATGTCACACCAATACGTAAAGGTGGCAAATCAGTTCGTAACAACCTGCGTATTAGAAGTAAAGTAGCCAACCAAAAAGATAACGGTAGATGAATTTAATCCCTCCACAGGAACTTGCTGACCTGTGGTACCTGCGCTATGCGTATGCGTGGGTAAGGTTTAACGCTTTACCTAAAGAACTGCACGGGGTAGCCGACACGCTAAAGAAAACAAACTGGTTGGACTACCACATGGGGTTAGATAAAGAAGGGTATTTTGAAGTACTACAATTAAAAGAGGAGCGTCATGCAAATCGTAGAAAACAAAGCGTTAGTGCTGCGCACGCGCAACCCTAACAAATACAGCATCATTCCAAAGTTCGCTGTTGTTGGGGAAAGTAACGGCATCTATGAAGTAGCCATACGCTGGGGGCTTGACGAAGCACGTGTGTTGAAGAACCTTGGCGTTAGAAACGTACCGTCACCGATAACCGCACGCTACGACTGGCCCGGACGTTACAAGCCAATGAAGCATCAAGTTGAGACAGCGGCGTTTCTAACCTTTAACCGCAAGGCTTTTGTATTCTCTGAACCCGGTACTGGTAAGACGCTATCAGCATTGTGGGCCGCTGACTACCTTATGAAAACTCGACAGGTGCGCCGTTGTTTAATTCTGTGCCCTGTGTCAATCATGCAGTCGGCTTGGATGGGCGACATGAGCAACAGCATCATTCACCGAAGCGCTATCGTTGCGCATCATCAACAAGCCACACGCCGTATTGAGATGGTGCAGGGTAACTACGAGTTTGTCATTACAAACTACGATGGGTTGAACTTGATTGCCGATGAGATTGCTAACGATGGTCGGTTTGATTTAATAATTGCCGACGAAGCCAATGCGTACAAGAACGTGTCAACAAAACGTTGGAAGTCATTGCACAAGATTCTTAAACCCAACACATATCTGTGGATGATGACGGGTACGCCCGCTTCACAATCACCCCTCGATGCGTACGGCTTGGCTAAACTAGTCAACCCACTAGGCGTGCCGAAGTTTGCCACAGCGTGGCGTGACACCACGATGAACAAGCTAACTATGTTCAAGTGGACGCCAAAGGCTGATGCTCAAGAAAAAATACACAAGGCACTTCAACCTGCAATACGTTTTACAAAAGCACAGTGCCTTGACCTACCCCCTGTTATCACGGAGATAAGAGATGTACCCCTTACACCACAGCAGAAAAAGTATTACTCCATACTTAAGGAGCAGATGCTCGTTAAGGCGGCAGGTGAAACTATCACGGCGATCAACGCAGCAGCAGAAGTTAATAAACTTCTTCAGATTAGTGCTGGAGCTGCCTACACCGACAACTCCGAAGTTGTTGAGTTTGACTGTAGTCCCCGACTATCTGTGTTGATGGAGGTGCTTGAAGAGACAGACCGCAAGGTCTTAGTCTTTGCCCCCTACCGCCACAGTATTGACACCATAGCAACGTATTTAGAAAAGAATAACGTAGCCTACGCTTTGATTCACGGTGACGTATCGCCCAGTAAGCGCACCAAAATCTTTAAACAGTTCCAAGAAGAAGCTGACCCGCGTGTGCTGGTGATTCAACCTCAAGCCGCCGCTCACGGCGTTACGCTAACCGCCGCTGACACGGTTGTGTTTTGGGGGCCTGTGATGTCAACGGAAACCTACATCCAGTGTTGCGCTCGTTCCGATAGGAAAGGGCAGACAAGCGACAAGGTGACGGTCATCCACATTCAAGGCAGTGACATAGAGCGCAAGATGTTCAAGCGCCTAGCCGAGAGAGTGGAAGACAACAACCTTTTAGTGAAGTTGTACGAAGAAGTGCTTGACATGAAGTAAAAGTTTTGACAACATATCAAAAAACAAGGAGCGTCAAATGCCAGAAACCATACCGTTAGATAAGCTTGCTAAGGTGTACCGTAAGATCCGCACCCGCATACAAGAGTTGACCACTGAGTACGAGACGCAAGTCGAAGGGCTCAAAACCACGCAACAAGAAGTCAGCAACGCCATCAAAGACCACATGCTACAAACAGGTCTGAAGAGCGTTCGCACCGACGAGGGCACCATCATCTTGTCGCAAAAGACACGCTACTCCACGCATGACTGGGACGCGTTCAAATCTTTTGTGCTTGAACATCAGGTGCTCGACCTATTTGAGAAACGTATTGCACAGTTAAACATGAAGCAGTTTCTTGAAGAAAACCCTGGCGTTGTACCACCGGGCCTTAACTCGGACAGTGAGTACGCCATCACTGTGCGCAAACCTACTTCTAAGTAAAAGGAGAAGTCCATGTCAGAGATGACTATGTTTGAAACGGGCAACCTGCCCGCGTTTGCTAAAAACCGTGAGCTGTCTTCACTCGCTAAATCTCTTGCTGGGGGTGGTAGCGGGGGTGGCGGTAAGCGCATATCAATTAAAGGCGGTGTGTTCCGCTTAATCCACGAGGGCAAGCAGATCGCGGCTGTTGACGAGCGTTACCTTGACGTAGTGGTTGTCAATGCGGCTGAGAAGATTAGTCGCACGTTCTACGCTGGCGCATGGGATCCTGAGAATCCCGCTCCACCTGACTGCTGGTCAGCCGATGGTGATAAGCCTGATGCCTCTGCTGCATCGCCGCAGTCTCCAACTTGCGCAACCTGCCCACAGAACATCAAGGGTTCAGGTCAAGGCGAGTCACGGGCTTGCCGGTTTAATCAGCGTCTAGCAGTTGTTCTTGCCAACGACTTGAACGGTGATGTGCTTCAGCTTCAACTGCCAGCCACTTCTATCTTTGGTAA